CCAGGATATGTTGTAAACACTGACGGTGATAGTGCTAAGTTCGCAATGGGTGTAAGTCGTGTTGGTAGCTTCGCAAGTCGCTTCCAAGTCTACAAGAACCCATATATGCAAGAAAACACCATCTTGATGGGCTTCCGTGGAAATAACTTCCTAGAAACCGGTGCAGTATATGCTCCATACATCCCACTAGTACAAACTCCATTGGTATACGATCCAGTCAACTTTACTCCACGTAGAGGTGTATTGACTCGTTATGCTAAGAAAGTTGTTCGCCCAGAATTCTACGGCAAGATATATGTTTCCGACTTAGATCAAATCTAATTCATATTAACATAGTTTAATCAATAACCCTCACAGTAATATGTGAGGGTTTTTTATTGCGTTTTTATTAAAATTCAAGATATTTATGGTAAGGTATGAAAATAGGTATTTACAAAATTACAAATTTAAAAAACGGAAAATTTTACATCGGTTCATCAAAAGATATAGACAGAAGATGGTGGGAACATATAAATGAATTAAATAAAAATATTCACATAAATAAAAAATTACAAAATTCATGGAATTTTTACGGCAAAGATAATTTTAAATTTGAAGTAATTGAAGAATTAAATGATGAACAAATATTATTGGAAAGAGAACAGTATTATTTAGATACATTTCAACCTTATAGAAACAATATTGGTTATAATATTGCATTAAGTTCTTCAGGAGGGGATAATTTTACACATAATCCAAATAAAGAAACTATAAGACAACAATTATCTGAAATGTATTCGGGAGAAAATAATCCTATGTTTGGAAAAAAACATAATAATGATAGTATTATAATTCAAAAACAAAAAGCATTAGGTAGATTTACTTTAAATTGGTTTGTTGAAAAATATGGAATTGAAATTGGAACTATAAAATATGAAGAGAGGAGAAATAACTTATCTTCAAGAAAAATAAATTACTCTTATGATAATAATAAAACAGGTAAAAAACAAGGTCCAATGAATGAAAACAGAAAAACAAACATATCCGTTTCAAAAAATAATATTAAAAAAATAAAACATGAATTATATCAAGACATATTATCCAATCAATATACAATTAAAGAACTTTCAATTAAATATAATTTGAGTGGAACTACTATAAAATATCACAAACGAAAGATAAAATTATAGCATATTTATATTATATGATAAATTTAACTGATATAGTGGATGAAATTTTAGAAAAAAGTGAACCAATGAAGTTGGTTAAAGATGTTCAAATAAGCGAACAATTAAAATATCATTTGGATAGAAAACTTACATTAGAAGAAAATATATTTAGAATTTATAGTGAAGGATATTTTAAACTAGTAAATGAAGTTCGTAGTTTATACAACGATGATGCAATTGAATTAAATGATGATGATGTAGATATTGTAGAAAGTGATTTAGGAATTAAAGCAATATATGAAGGTATAGAAGTTTATTTAGATGCGCCAATTGAATTGGATGAAGATGAATACATTAATGAAGTCAAACACAGAGGCAGAACTGTACATCTTAATAGACCATTTAGAACTCCAGGAGGACCAAAGAAATTTGCAGTATATGTAAGAGGTAAGAATGGTAATATCAAGAAAGTTACATTTGGTGATCCTAAAATGCGAATTAGAGCTAGTAGTAAAGCTCGTAGAAAAAGTTTTAGAGCTAGACATAGATGTAGTCAAAAGAAAGATAGAACTACAGCCGGATATTGGAGTTGCAGAAGTCATAGAATTAAATCTTTAGGTACCAAGAGTAAGGGTAAATATTGGTAATCTATGGAATTTCCATTTAAAGAAACACATTTACAAGACAATTTATATCTAAGAGAATTTGAAGAAAATGTAGATATAGATGATTTGGAATGGCACAGAGATAGAGAAGATAGAATTGTAGAAATAATTGGTACAACGGATTGGCAATTACAAATGGATAATGAATTGCCAAAAACTATGTCTGATAAACTTTTTATACCAAAAGAAGTTTGGCATAGAATTATTAGAGGAAATGGTGATTTAAAAGTTAGAATAACTAAATTATAATATATTTATAAACAATGAGTGCTAATTTAGATCAAGATAGAGTAAGATGGCCAGGAAGTGGTAGTGCTGTAACAACAGGCAGTATACCATTTGGATTTTACTTAAACGAATCATATTTAAGTGGCAGTGTTGGTTATTTTGAATATGACTGTGAAAAGAGTGCAGAATGGGCTGCGAAAAGAATGGGATATCCAATCATTGATATTGAATTGATTGATGTAAATTTTTATGCTGCGTTTGAAGAAGCCGTCAATGAATATGGTGCTCAAGTAAATCAATTTAATATTAGAAATAATTTATTAAATTTACAAGGATTAAGTACCGCAAATAATCCTAATATCACAGCTAAAAATGTTACTGGAACAGGATTACCATATATTATTCAATTAACAAAAGGGTATGGTAGTGAAGTTGGTATTGGCGGATATGTTGATATCAAAAAAGTTCCTATACATTTGAGTGCAAGTCAACAAACATATGATTTGCAAGATTTAATTGGAAACGATATTGAAAGTGGTAGCAGAGTTGAAATTAGAAGAGTGTTTCACGGTCCTACGCCTGCATTTGCTCGTATTTATGATCCATTCAGTATGACTGGTATGAGTTATAGCAATGTGTTGAATGAAATGGGATTTGCTGGATATAGTCCTGCTACACAATTTTTAATGACACCAATCTTTGAAGATTTATTGAGAGGTCAAGCAATTGAATTTAATGACATGGTGCGTAAAAGTGCATATAGTTTTGAAATTGTCAATAATAAATTAAAGATATTTCCTATTCCAACACATAACCACAAAATTTATGTTGAATATGTTGTTGAGAAAGATAAATTTAGTAATGCGAATACATTTAGTAGTGGAAGTAATTATGATGTAGTTAGTGATTACAGTAATGTTCCGTATCAAAATGTAGTTTACTACAAATTAAATGCGGTTGGAAAACAATGGGTTAAGAAATATTTCTTGGCATTGTGTAAAGAAAATCTTGGTTTGATTCGACAAAAATATAGTACAATTCCAATTCCTGGTGGAGAAGTAACACTGGATGGATCGGAATTAAGAAGTGAAGCTTCTGCGGAAAAAGAAACATTGATAACTCAATTGAGAGAAAATCTTGAAGCAACTAGTCGTAAAGCACAAATGGAAGCCAAAGCAGATGAAACTGAAAAGATGACATCAATCATGAAAACAGTTCCATTACTAATTTACATAGGATAATATATGGCATTATTTGGAAGATATTTTAGTCAACGAGACATTAATTTGGTAAATCAATTTAATGCCGAATTAATGCGTGATATTATTGAAACACTTGTTGTTTTATTTAAGATTGCACCAAATGAAACCAATACAAACATTTATGGTGAAGCAGTTGCAGCTGAAGGAAAAAGTTTTTACTCTGGTGTAGAATTGAGTAGTTTGATTGATCGTGGTGATATTACTACAGATGATGAAGGATTTGGACCTGATAGAGATCAAACTGTTGTATTTAAATTCAGAGAATTAGCATTAAAAGATGCAAGTTTTTATCCTGAAGTTGGCGATTTGATATTATTCAATGATCGTTATCATGAAGTTGATAATGTTGTACAAGAACAATTTTTAGGTGGTCAGTCAAATAAATCGCATAGTATAATCTGTAACAGTCATTATACTAAGTTGAGCAAGATTAATTTAGTTAACCGTCAATATTAATTATGTGGGAAGGTAATAAAAACAATCCAGTACCAACAAATAACAATGTTGAAAAGAACAATCCTATTGTATCTAATGTAAGAAATATTGCGTTGGATACCAGAAGAGATGAAGATCCAAAGAAAAACTTTACTGTTAGTTTATTGGATGTTGATACTGCATTGATTAGTTATATACAAAATGTTATTAATCCTACTGTAATTGACGCAGGTGAAAATATAAAAGTACCAATTATATATGGTAATCCTGAAAAATGGTATGCAGCAAAAGCACAAGGTGCATTAAGAGATCAACAAGGTAAATTACAAATACCATTGATAATGGTTAAAAGAACATCATTTGCGAAAGATGAAGGTTATCAAACATTTAATCGTTATTTGAGTTATCCAGTAATGACTAAGTTCAATGAAAAGAACAAATACGATAAGTTCAATTTATTAAATAAGACTGTTGCACCTACCAATCAAATATTTGCAGTAACAATGCCTGATCATATCAAGGCAGAATATGAGTTTATTGTATGGACTGAATATGTTGAACAAAATAATGCAATATTAGAAAAAATTAACTTTGCAGAAGGAGATTATTGGGGCGATAAACAAAGATTTAACTTTAGAGTTAAAATTGATAATTACACCAATACGATTGAATCAAGTGGTGAAAAAGATAGAATGGTGAGAAGTACATTTACTTTAACTACCAATGCTTATTTGTTGCCAGAATCTTTTGAAGATAGAAAACAAACTGTTCAAAGATTATTGACACCAAAACAAGTAAAATTAACAGCAGAAATTGTTAGCAGTGCTCAAATGGATGCGGTTAATAAGAAGGTTAAGGAAAATACTTATAGTAACAAAGGAAATCCATATTATAGTATCAATCCTCTAGTTGAAAATGATAGTGAATGGAGATTTCCTAAAGCTACAATTGCAACGGAAAAATCTACTACTGCTGCAGGTGAAGCAGTTACTACGATCAGACAAAGTTATGCTGCTTTAATTCAACAAACGATAAATTTAACGGTTACAGGTTCACAAGAAGTAACTATTTGGCACGATGTTCCAAACACACCAAATGATTATGGTGAACCTGGTTGGATGGCATATGATGGTGATTATCATTACATTTATGCCGGTGGAAGATGGTTGAGACAATCCATTGCAGATTGGATTGCTTAATAATACGAAATATACATATAATTAATTTTATATTTATATTTATAACTAGATAAACAGACAATCATATGCCATACCCCAATTCAAATGTATTAAATATAGTAATTCCTCAAACATCTGCATCAATTGACGGTCTAAGTACACAAGCACCATTTGTTGAAAGAATTATTAGCGGTTCTAGACTTGTATTACAAACAGATACTACAGGAACACTAATTGGTAGTTCGGATTTAAATGTAAATAATATTACCGCAAGCAATGTTAGTGCTAGCAATACAATAAGTGCAAGCAACTTATGGGTACAAACTAGCATTGTTGATGGTGGAACTTTAACAGTTTTGGGAAACACCGTATTGGGTGATACAGTGAGTGATACTACACGAATTACAGGCTCAACATCATTGAGTGGAAGTTTTTCGGTAGTAGGTACATCAACATTTAATGGTTTAGTTAGTGCAAGTAGAATTGTTGCTTCAGAAATTACTGCAAGTAGTGAATTGTTTGTGGGTACTGGTACAGCTTTTAGAACATATGGTGAAGCATTTGCACCTGAAAATTTAGCAAGATTGTATGTAAGTGGTAGTGTAAGTATAACATCAAAATATGCTACATTAAATCTAGCAACTAGTGCTAGTGCTCCAGGAGCACAATCTTCAATTTTATTTTCCAGATTAGCAGATAGAAATCCTGGTTCTGGTCTAGAAACTGTTTTGGAACCAAGAATGCAATTGGGAACTGAATCTGGTTCTACAGATTTGAGAGTTTATGCTTATTATTCTGCCACCGATCCAGATACGATTGCACAATCAACTGGATCAAATATAGTTGCTGGTACTAGAGCTATATTTAAGCAAAGTGGTTATTTTGGTGTGGGTAATTTTATCAGTTATGGATCTGTTGGTGGAGCTAGTACGACATATGTATCTAGTTTACCAGGATATGCTGGTATTACAGGTCCTGATGCAATGTTGACAATATTACCAATGGATAGTGCTAGTTTTGGTACTGCTGCATCTAAACAATATAATAGAAACATATTGAACATAATGAATTATGATACTAGTTCAATTATGTTCATTTCCGGTTCTGATGGATATGTTTTGTTAGGCAGAAATACAACCGATGGTTTTAATAGATTACAAGTTGCAGGTAATGTTAGTGCAAGTGCATATACTGGTTCATCTGCTAACTTTACTAGTTTAGTTGCTACAAATCTTACATCAAGCAATATTAGTGCAAGTGGCAATATCAGTTCAAGTACATTAGTAGTTACTGGACCTGCTACATTTGGAAATATAATTATTAATAATATTACCGCTTCAAATATTAGTGCAAGTGGTAATATTAGTTCAAGTACTCTTTATGTTGTTAGCAATGCGACAATTAATGGTAATTTAACAGTAAACGGTAATAGTATTTTAGGTGATTCTTTGACTGATGTAAATACATCTAGTGGTAGTTTAAGAATATTGAATGCAAATAATGCAACGTCTTATACGGACACAACAGCGGCATTACAAGTTGATGGTGGTGCAAGAATTAGTAGAGATACATGGATTTCTGGTTCATTGAATGTTGCTGGAGATTTTACTGTATTTGGTAGTTCCAGTGTAGTTTATATTAGTTCAAGTACAGTAATTATCAATGATAATATCATTCAATTAAATGCATTTTTCCCATATGAACGATATGCTGGTTTTGAAGTATTTGATAGTGGTAGTAATCAAAGAAGTGCATCATTATTATGGGACGGTTTGAATGATAATTGGACTACAGTAGATCAAAATAATAGTGCAAGTAATATTATTATAGGTCCAACTGCTTCATTTGGTAGTGCAATTCCAAATTTAACTGTTAACAGATTAACAAAAGCATACGAAGGTAATGGTATTACCGATTCTTTAGTAAGTGATGATGGAACTACATTAAGATATACAGGAAATGTAATTAGTGCATCTTCAATAACAGCAAGTTATGGTACAGTGACTTATATTACTGGTGCATTGGTAACTTATGTTACTGGTTCATTTAATATTCTTCAAGTATCTACAGGAAGCAGTCCTGGCACTGGTCAAGTTCCATCTTCACCAACAAATACTGGGTTTGTTGGACAAATAACTGTAGATAATAATTTTATCTATGTTTATACGGGCAATATTTGGAAGAGAGTTCCAATTTCAAATTGGGCACCATAAAACAATCAATAAAAGTGTAAATAAAGTGATAACCCAAGAAATAAACCTCTTGGGTTATTATATTTATATAAACATAAATAAAGTAATATTTATACAATATGCCTATAGGAACTGGAATAGTTTATAATGCTGGTGATTTAATTCTTAGTCAAGTAAGTGGATCAGGTACAGCATTTTTAGAAACAAAAATTGCTGCGGCTACCAGTTCTATAATTTATTTTGATAGTAACGGTACAATTAATAGCGCATCACTAAATAGTATTACAGTTGGTACATCAAGTTATGTAAGTGGAAGTAGAAGTATAATTACAAATCTTACCGCAAGCAATATTAGTGCAAGTACAGTTACTGCTAGTTTATTTGGAACAAGTAGTTGGGCTAGTAATTCAATAAGTTCTAGTTATGCGTTAACGTCTAGCGTTGCAACAAGTGAAACATTAGGAACAGTCACTGGAAGAGGAGCCAGTACAGGTACACAAATTACAGTTTCTACTGCTACTGGCGGTACAATGTATACAGGTCGTAAAGCAGGTGCAGGTTATTCAGATAGTGTCAGTGGAGCCACATTCAAATCAATCACCGATAATCCAACTGGATCAGTAGCTACATCTT